GCACGAAGAACCGCGCGCGCCTCGGGTTGCGCCGACGGCTCGCATCGGTCGTGTTCTGGTTCCGGTCGGTCTGTGCACCGACGCCCGAGAGCAGCCGCTGCAGCGCGCCCGGCGCGATGTTGCCGGCCGCGTTGGTGCGGATCGAGGCGGGCAAAACCGACTGGATCAGTCCTTCGTAAGGCAGGCGCCGCGCCAGCATCTTTTCTATGCCGGTCTGCCTGCGGGTGCCGCCCTCCTGCTGCACCTCAAGGTAGTGCTTGCCGACCACCATGCGCTTGCGCTCGACCACGGCGACGGGATTGTCGCGCGTCGCCTTGCGCACCCAGAAGGCGTTGCGCGTGAAGCGCACCGGGTTGTCGAAGACCCGGTCGATCAGCCGCTTGTTCTCGGCATGGACACCGAAAGCCATGTCGTTGAGCGCCCAGCGCGTGACATCTGGCAGGTGCCGCGTCTCGATATCCCGGAAACGCTGGCTCAGCGCAGCCAGATCGGCCCGGTTGATCGTGGCGTCCATCACTTTCCCTCGCCGGGCTACCCCGGAACGCAGAACGCCCGGTCGGGGTATCCCCCGCCGGGCGCTCTTGTGGATGATATTGGTGACCATGCACATGACGGACATAGCCGTCAAGCCCCCTCGTGCATCAGTTGTAGCCGATCATCCGGTCGAGCGCCTCCGACAACGCCGCGCGCAGGGCGGCACGGTGGCGGCCGTTGACCGCCCAACCCGCCGAACGCAGCACCTGGTCGGGCATCATCCCGCCAAGGCAGACCGCGTCGACCAGCCCGCGATCAAGGATCTCCCGCCGGCTGCCCCGCGCCGAGGGGCGGATGCGCCGCACGCTCATCGCCACACCGCCACCGATCCGGGCATGCAGCGCGGCGAGCCGTCGGCTGTCGTCGATCACCGCGTCCATGAACCCGGCATTGCCGCCGCCGGATCGCTGCGACAGCGCTTCGAGCGACGTGCCCTTTACCCCGGCCGAGGCGACCCGCTCGGTCAGTGTGGCGTAAAACCGACCCATCTGGACCTGCGCCGGCGTGAAGGGGGCCGGCCCCTTGCCCCGCCGCGCCCGATCCATCCGGTCGAAGGCATCCTCGACGCGCGCCGCCGCCCGGCCCCGGTACCCGGCATCGACGGGCCGCGTCCCGCCCTTGCCGTCCGGCGCCAGCTCCACCGGCATGAAGGCGCGCAACAGCCCGCGCGCCGGGGCCACAGGGATCGCATCGCCGCACGCCTCGGGCGGGGTGCCGCGGGCGATCAGGTCGGCCCGATCCACTTTTCCAGACCTGCCCATCCTCAAGACCTTCATATTTAGTTTCCTTTTTCCTCGATGAAACAAGATGTTGATTTCGTGGAATCGTAACGGGGCCGGCGGGGCAGAACGGAGGCAGGCCGGGGCAGAACCCAGAGGACGAAACCGAAATGCCAAGCCGCTGGAAACGCACGCAAAAAAGGGCCGGTGGGGCACGCGGGGCGCATAGGGCAGAAATTCGAGACCTACACGCAAGAACCACCCCCCGAACCCCGATGCTTTCTCGCGCACGCGCGTACCCCGCATTTTTCTGCCCCGCGCGCCCCGCGCGCCCCGAAGCGAGCGCAGCCCGTTGACAGAGAAGGGATTTTTCAGGCGGCCACCGGCTGAGAGACCTGCCCCGAACGGGGCAGAACTTCGCGACCTGCCCCGGATTTACTCGAAGACGGGTAAAGGGGTGCGGGGGTCGGGCGGCGGATCGCGCGGGATATGCCGCCCGGGTCGTCACGTCCCGTCGCCCCAGGCGTCGGCGTCCTTGCGCAGCATCGGCAGGCCCTTGGCGTCGCGCGGCGCCTCGTGCAGCTTGTCGCGCATGGCCAGCGTCAGCCGCATGCCGGAATAGCCCCAGGTGCCGTTGCGCTTGTGGCGGGCATAGCTCTTGCCAGTGGCTGGGTGGACGTATTTCTCGGCCCGCTCCTTCAGCTTTCGCTGCAGGTTGCCGGGCTGCCAGGCATGGGCGGTGTTTTCCAGCAGGTAGAGGTAGCAGGCATCAACCAGCTCGCGCGCGGGCAGGAAGTCGCCGGCGCCGTCGATCTCGCAGCCCGTGGCCAGGAAATCGCCCACCGGGTCGCTGTCCTTGCGGTAGTCCTCGGTCGCCTGGATGACGCTGGGCGGTTCCTGCAGGCCGCGTTCGAGGTAGTCGATCAGCCCGGCAATCATCCAGTTGAGGATGCCGGACCGTTCCTCGGCGAACAGGGTGTCGCCGAGCGTCTCGTCGCGCTCCTCCTCGGGGATCTGCACGTCGAAGGGGCAGAGCAGCGGGCGGCGCCAGATGCCGTCATCGGTGCCCCGGATGTCGAGCTTGTGGTTGCCCGTGAACGTCAGCTTGAAGTAGGGGGTGAAGGCCACGAAGTCGGAATGCAGGTTGCGCACCAGCATCTCGTCGCCGCCGGTCATCTCCTTGACCTTCTGTTCCTGCAGGCGCTCGCCTTCCTCCGGCTCGTTGGTGATCGCGGCGCGAGCCCCGATCAGGCGCATCAGGTCCGGCGTCGCGTCGGAGCCGGACTTGCGATTCTTGCCGGTCAGGCTCTCGATCCGCACCATCGTGGCATAGTCGCCCATCATCCGGCGCATCAGCCCGGCCAGGACCGACTTGCCGTTGGCCCCCATGCCGTAGCAGTAAAGGAATTTTTGCACCGGCAGCGCCGTCATCGACAGGCCGAACCAACGCTGCAGGAAGCCGCGCATCGCCGCGTCGGGCTGGACACGCTCCAGGAAAGCGTCGAAGCGCGGGCAGGTCGCGTGCGGGTCGTAATCGACCGGCATCATCTTGGTGATGTATTGCAACGCGTTGCGGCCCGGGACCGTCGCGCGCCGCTCATGCGGCAGCAGCGCCAGCTCGGCCACCTTGCCGGCGCCCTCGCTGCGCATGTCGGTCACAAGGAAGGACAGCACCCCGGTTTGGGTGTTGATCGTCAGCGGCGCGGCATCGAGGTCCTCGACTTCGCGGCCGAGCGTCGTGACCGCCTCGGTCAGCATGTTCTTGATCGCGTTGGTGTTGCCGGCCGATTTCGCGAAGGTCAAGTGCCGCGCTCGGGTCGAGCCGCTGCCCCACAGCGCAGACGAGAGCTTTTCGGCCTCGACGGTCAGCTCCTCGCGCCGCTTGGCGGCCGTCTCGGCATCGAGGCCCTCCTCGCCCCGGTCGAGGGCACGCAGATCGGCGCGCAGCCGGTCGAGCCGGTCGACGGCGCGGCGTTCGGCGACGCGCAGCTTGAGGTGCGGGATCTCGGCCTTGATCCGCTCGTGGATTGTCTGGGCGAGACGGCGCACTGCGATGCCGTCCGGGTCGAGCCGCCAGCGCCGGCCGTCCCAGACATGCCAGCCGACGCGCGGCACATACATCGCATCGTCGCCGCAATAGAGGGCAAAGCGCGACCCGTTGCCTGTGTCGTTGGCCGGCTGCAGGGCGCCCTCGGCCGCCCGGTCGGGCGCAGCGCCGTCGCCCGACGGCGAGGGCGGCGGCGCGTCAGACGGCCCGCCGCCGCCCTCGCCCTCCGGCAGGTCCACGTCCTCGGCGCGGGCAAAGGCCTCGCGCACCGGGGCGTAGCGGTCGGGCGTGTCGTCGTCGGGGGCGTCGGTCATGCGCCGCCTCGCATCTGTGGAAACTCACTCAGCATCGAGATGATCGTGTTGCGGCCGAGGTTTGCCAAATGCGGATACTTTCGGCGAAATGCGTTCGGACTCATTCTTGCCCCTCCGGGTCCGGTGTCACCAAGTCGTTGAGATCCACGCCGTCGCCGGCGCGCACGATCTGCGCCTTCAGGCCGGGGCGCAGACGCATCGCGCGGCGCGCGCCCGACAGCAGCTTGGCGCGGGTCATCGCGGGATGGCTGTCGCCATCCTCGATCAGCACGAGGCGGCGCACCCAGGGCGGCGGGACGAAGGCCTCCGCGTCGTCCATGTCGGGCAGGCCGGACCATTTCACGCCCTCGACCCGCGCCATCCGGCCCGAGATGTTGCCCAGGTCCACGCCGGCCCAGTAGCTCGCATCCGGAAAGACCCGCGCCAGCATCGCGGTCAGCGTCGTCTCGATCCCCTCGCCCATGACCAGCACCGCCCAGCCGGGGCACGGGTCCGACAGGCGGATCACCCCGCCGCGCTTGGCGCCGCGCACCATCTTGGCCGGGTAATCCTTGCCGCCGTGCCGGATCCGCGCCTTGCCGCGCCCATCCGCCGCCAGCCAGGTCTGGTGCACCGCGACGCAATCCGCGCCCGGCCCGTCGATCCGCGCGACCATGCAGGGGCCGCGATGCAGCGTCACCAGCTGCCCGCCGATCTTGCGCACGTAGGGGTGGTCGGGCAGGACGCGGATCGCGTCGAGCCGCGCCGGGTCGAGCCCCGACAGCCCGCGCGCCGCGAAATAGGCCCGCAGCCGGTCGCCATCGTCACGCACCGCCCGCGCCCAGATCGTCCGCGCATCGCGCATGGCCAGGTCCCGGTAGCGCTGCGCCTCGGCCGCGCGTTCTTCCTCGGCTTTGCGGGCCAGCGCGTCGCGCCGCGCCCTTTCTGCCGGGTCGATCTCCCGCGCCGGGCCGCAGAGCCAGTCGAGCGCGGCGCGAAACCCCAGCCCCTCCACCGCCATGACCAGCGCCACGGTGTCGCCCCCCGCGATCCCGCAGCGGCGGCACAGGAACCGGTGGCTGCGCAGGTTGACCCCGAACCGATCCGTGCCGCCGCACAACGGGCACGGCCCGACCAGCTCCGCCCCCGCCGGGCGCAGCCCGTCGATCCCGAGCCGGTCCACGACCTCGCGGATCGGCATCGCCTTGGCCTCGGCCAGGCGGGGATCATCCCGGGTCACGCTCATCCGCAGATATCCTTGCGCTCCTGCCAGTCGTAGCGCGGCGGCAGCGCATCGAAGGCGACGAGCCGATCCTCGGCGCGGTCGGCCTGCGCCGCCGTGCCCGCGTCGCACCAGCCGACCAGGAAATCGTGCAACGCCGCGCCCGCCGCCGCGCCGTCGCCGCGCAGACCGGCCTGGAAGCGCAGCACCGCCATCGCGGCCTCGGAATCGCCCGGCACCATGTCGGCCCAGGCCAGCGACAGATCCAGCGCCTCGGCCGGGCGCAGGGCCCGGGCGCGCGCCTTCATCGCCATGGCAAAGGCCCGGAAGGCGAAGGCGGTGCGCGGGTCGCTCATGGCGTGCCCTCCGCATCGTCCGCGGCGACCTCGATCGCCTCGCGCGCCATGCAGTCGAGAAACCCGCCGTCCTGCGTCCAGATGCGCAGGCGCTTAAGCTCCTCGGCAAGCGCATCCGCGTTTTCCGGCCAGCCCTGCCGGCGCAGGGCGGTGCAGGCGATCTGCAATTGCTCCTCGGCCATGGCGATCCGGGTACGAGCGGTTTTCAGCGCGTCAGGATTTGGCATCGTCATCCTCCATCTCGGCCTCGATCGGGCGCAGCGCCGCGCTGACAGCCTGCTGGGTCAGCCCGGCGCGTCGGGCGATCTCGGAAAAGCTCAGCCCGGCCTCGCGCAGGGCCAGCCAGCCCAGCAGCTGCTCGTCGCGCTGCCGCTGCCGGGCGCGGCGGCAGGCCCAGGCGCTTGACCGTCAGCGCCACGCTGCTGATCGACATCCCGAAGCGGCGGGCGATCTCGTCGCGGGAAAGGCGCGGGTCGGCCCAGGCCGCGCGGAACGCCGCCTCGTCAAGCTGCGCGCGACCCGCGCCGCCCCGGTGGCGCGGCGGCAGACCCAGCGCGATCCGCGTGTTCTTGACCGTGCTCACCGAAATCCCGAAGCGCGCGGCGATATCGGCCAGCCGAGCGCCCGACCCCCAGGCCGCCCGGAAATCCTCCTCGTCGACGCGCCCGGTCATCGCCGTGCCCTCGCGATCTCGGCCGCGCGGCGGGTCAGCGCGGCGCGCTCGTCATCCGTCAGGGCGCGGCGCGACCAGGCGGCGCCGAGGCGGTAGCCCTCGATTTCCTCGGCTGAGGCAAGGCTGGCGATCTTGGCGCGGCGCAGGGCGTCACGGTCCGGCCGCTGCCCGCCGCGCGCCGCGCGCAGGATATCGCGGGCCGGGCTCATGCCGCACCCCGCGGGGATGACGGCCCCGGCCCGTCCTGTCCCGTGAGCGATGCACGGGCCGGGGCGGCGCGCCGGGAGGAGGTGGCGCGCCAAGGGTCGAGCGCGGCGGTGGGAACCGATCCCACAGCCCGTTTCCGGGTCGCGTCCTTGGCAAAGTAAGCCCGCCGTCCATGGCAGTTCGCCGCGCTCGGGTGGGTGCAGCGGTGGCGGCCATCTCCACCGGCCCGCGCCGTCCGGGTCTTGCGATGGACGGCTAATCTGCACCCGCCGGAAAGCGGCAGGTGCGGGGCTTCCACCCGCCGCGGCCCTTTGGCCTCTGCCGCCGTTTCCGCCGTGCAGCTACGGTCCATGATCCGCGTCATGGATCGCCTACTCGCAAACGCCGGCCCGTAGCCTCCGTGCCCGTTAGGACCGGCTCCGCGATCGGTTGCTTTCGCTCGGGATTGGTTGAGCGTCGGGATGCCAACCCCGACATGCCGGGTCATGAGCCCGACATGGGCTGCGACGTAAGGCCGTCGCTGGCTCGCCGCGCTCGGAGCGACACCCGATCCGCCATCGCCCTCACCAGTGGCACTGGATCGTCCGGCATACGGGCGCCGCTCGGAAAGCGGCGAAAAGGCCCGGCCAGCCGGGGCCGGCCGGGCAAGTCCACACAGGCAGTCGCGCGGATTGCCCGCCGCGCCGGGGTCGGTGTCGGGGCGCCACGTCATGCCGCCACCCCGCGCAGGCGCAGCGCGCCGGCAAAGCGCTCGATCTCGCCGGCCTCGGCCAGCTCATCGACCAGGCCGGCCACCACCGGCTCCGGCGCGCCGAGGATGTCGGCCAGCGCCGCGATATCCTCGGCCGGCTGCGGGCCGAAATCGCGCAGGATCGTCAGCAGGCCGGCGCGCGGATCGGGAAGGCAGGTCATGGCGCACCCCCGATCACGAGCGTGACCCAGAGGTCGGTCAGCTGGGCGGCGATGAAGGCCAGCCCGCCCCACCACAAGAGCGTGTCGATCCGCCGGCGCGCCGTGTCGCGGCGCATCTCGCGCAGCGCGCGGGCGAGGCCCAGCGTCTCGCCGATCCGGGCCAGGGCGGCGGAGGTCGCGGCGGACAGGATCCGCGCCTCCTTCTCCGGCGACAGGCCGCCGCGCTCCAGAAGGCCGGCCACGCGCCGCGCCTCCTCGGCGGTCATGGTCCACTTGACCAGCTCGCCGCAAGAGGCATGCACCCGCAGGCGCTCGGGGACAGACAGATCGCTCATCCCCCCTTCTCCTGCAGGTGCTGGCGCGCCGCTTCCAGCGCCGCGATGGCCTCGTCGATCTCGACCACGGCGGCGGCCTCGCGCCCCCGCCCGGCGGACTGACCGGCGGCGAGGATGGCGTTGACCGCCTCTCCCGCTTCTTTGGCGATCAGCCCGCCCTGCTCGACCAGGTCGACCCCTGCCATACGCTGCTCCGCGCCGCCGAGGCGGCGGGCCAGCATCCGGCTGACCGGGTGGTCGCCCATCGCATCCTCCAGCGCCACGATCTCTGGCACGCTGAAATCCCACTGCCCGGCCATTTTTTTCGACACGGTGCCCTTCCCGGTGGCGGTGCCAAGCCGGGCGGAAATCGTCGCCGCCGCCGCCTCATAGCAGCCGAACCGCTGCACCAGCGCCCGCGTGCAGGCGCGCAGGTTCTCGATCTGGCTCATGCCGCAACCTCGTTTCCTTGGCAGGGCGCGGGTGCCCCGCTACGGTGAGAATCAGGATGGGCCGGGCGGCGCCTGCCACCGCCGCCCGGCCCGTCACCCACGCCGGCCGGGAGGAGGAGCCGCATGGATGAAATCGGGACCGTCATGCCGCGTCCCTTTCGTTTTCGGTCTCGGCGTCGAACTGGGCCAGCAGGCGGCGCAGGCGGTCACCGCTTTCGCCGGTGGGGCAGAGATCGCGGATCACCGCGACGACCGCCTCGGCGCGCGAGAAGGTGCCCGAGCCGGTAGCCATGAATTCGCTGACCCAGCCAAGCCCGATCGAGGCCCGGCTCGCGAGGCCGCGATAGGTCAGCCCCGGGACGGCGCGCTGCGCTTCCTCGATCAGGGCGCGGAGATGGTCTGCGTAGGTCATGAAAAGGCTTGTATCCGAAAATCGGATGCTTGTAAACCGTTTTTTCGGAGGTGCTTGCAATGGCGTATCCGTGCATCGACCGATCAAAAGATCACGGCAACGACGGTGAGACGGGATGACCCTTGGAAATAGAATCAGGACGCTACGCGAAAAGGCCGGCAAGAGCGCGCGCGAAGTGTCCATCGCTGCGGGGCTCAGCCCGGGCACCGTGCAAGCAATCGAAACTGACCCGGACAAATCCCCACGGCTTGAGAACGTGCAGAACATCGCGCGGGTGCTGGGTGTGTCGCTCGCCTACTTGGCGGAAGGGGAAAGGCCGAACGAACGCGCTGACGGGTTCGGCGAATCGGAGGCGGAGCCGTTCGAGCTGCGCGCCCCGGCGGGGCAGCGCCCCGACCTCGCGGAGAAACAGCGGCTTCTGCCGCAGCTGCTGGCGCCGGCGGGGCGGCAGCTCGCCACCTACCGGCTGCGCGTGGCGATGCCGGGCTTCGCCCTCCTGCCCGGCGACGTGCTGATCGTGGATCTAAAGGCGTCGCCGAAGACCGGCGACCTGGTGCTGGCCAATGTCGCCGACCTTGCCGTCGGCTCGGCCAGTACCGTGCTGCGCCGCTACCTGCCGCCCTATTTGATCGCCAACGACGCCGCCGCCGACGCCGAGGCGCTGGTCGTGGACAACCACCGCACCACAATCATGGGCCGGATCGCGGCGAGCTACCGCGCACCGCAGATGGACGCGGCCTAGGGAAAATCGCGCAGTGAAATGACGCGGGCGCGGCGCAGGCTTGGCCGGGCATCGACAAGGCATGTCCGCCGCTCCAGCACCAGCGCGCCGTAAGTGTTGCGCGCCCGGAAGCGCGGCCAGACCGTGATCTCGCCCATGTGCATCTCCGACGCCGTCCATTCGATCAGATCGCCCCACTCGACAGATGACGGGTCGTGCAGGCGCTCCTCGATGTAATCGCGGCAGGCGATTCGCGCCTTGCCGTGTTCGGGCCGCTCCCACGCGTGATGCGGCAGCCCCTCCTCGGTCGTGACAAGCCAGGCGATGCCGCCAAGGACCAGCAAGCCGCCCACGAAGATCGCGGCGATCCAGCCGCCGAGGTTGCGGTCTTGCAGAGACGTATCTGGTCGCGGCATATCAGGCCCTCGATGCTGGCTTTCGGACGGCTCAGGCGCCGCTCTTGCCGCTCTCGTCGCGCATCACCAGGACGGCGATCAGCGCGAAGACACCGAAGACCGCGCCGAGGAGGAGCCACCCGAGAAAACTGCGCCCGCGCGCCTGCGCGGCCAGCGCGGTGATGATCGCTGCCGCGATCCAGACGATTAAAAACACCATTGGCAACCCCCTATCCGAGACAGCACGTCGCTGACCGGAACAGTGAAGCCTATCCCAGCTTTCCGGGCAAGCCCACACCCGCCTCGCGCACGTATCCGCTTTTTCGGTTGCATGGCGCTTCTTTTTTCGGTTATACGTCCGATTTATCGACAATCGAAAGGCCCACCGCCATGCACACCCCCCTGCGATATTTCGAGTACGCCCACCTGCCCGACCACCTGCGGCCGGTCTCGGCGCCGTTCGAGCGGCTCGCCGACGATCTCGACGCCTGCCTCGCCGACGGCCCCGAAAAGGACGCCGCCCTGCGCAAGCTGCTGGAGGCCAAGGACTGCGCCGTGCGCGCCGCCGTCGACGCCCATGCCCGCGACCGCCACCTGCAATCGGTGCACCGCGACGCCGGGGGTGCGGCATGATCGCCCCGCGCAGCATCGAGAACGCCCGCAGCCACGGCTACACCTGCCGCGTGCTCGCCCGCACCGTCTGGCGTCGCGCGGACCTGTTTCGCTGGCAGATTTTCGACCCCGAGGGTCGCTACCTGACGGAATGGCTGCTGGTCGTTAATGCCGAGGATTGCGAGACGGTCTACTGGCTCACCCCGTCGATCCGCTACTCCGACGACATCGAGCATCTGCGCCGCCTCTCGGCCGAGGCCGCCGGGCAGGAGGTCACCACATGACCCGCCTGCCGACCCTCCTGCATCCGCCGCGCCCGCGCCAGGTCGCGCAGGCCCGCCGCATCGTCGCCGACCCGGCGCGCTGCGCCGACAAGCCCGGCCTGCGCCGGATGTGCTGGCTCGTCCTCGTCAGCGCCCAGGGCCGCACCCCGCGCCAGCGCGCACCACAGCCCCCGACGGGCGGCAGCGCGGCATGACAGGCCCGCTCGACACCCTCTCCGTCGCCGGGATCCGCCACGCCCGCGCCGTCATCGCCGCGCCGCGCAGCTGGCCGGCCGAGGAACAGCGCCGCGCCGCCGACTACATCCTGCGCTACGACCCCGACCCGGAGCAGATCCGCCGCGCGGAGGCTCTGAGGGCAGGCGGATTTTTCCATGCGGCGATGAAGGAAGGGCTTTCGTGCGGCGCAAGGAAGACGTCACGACCATTTCGGAGCCGCAACTCCCATCCCGCAAAGGAGCCTGACCATGCCCGCATTCACCGCCAATCCCCGCCCCGTCGCGCCGAAAGGCGGCGTCAAGATCGCCCTGCGCGAGGGGCCCGGCGGCGCCTACGTCTCGCTTACGCTCAACGCCGAGGTGCAGGAGCGCGCCTTCGGCCGCCGCCTCGCCAAGGGCGAGCCGATGATGATGACGCTTAACAGCGACCCCGGCAAGACGCACATCCTGCTGATCACCTCCACCGACAAGGGCGAAATCCAGGTCGGCGGCTTCATGCGCGGCGCCGTTCGGCTGGAGGCCGCGCCGTGGCGGGGCTGCGACACGACCCCGCGCAAGGCGGTGGCCTGCGCGCAGCTCGCCCTGCGCGACGGCACCGTCGCCGTGCGCCTGCCCGACTGGGCGCAGCCCAAGGCGGAGGGCCGCGCGTGACCACGGACGACGACATCCTGGCCGCGATCTTCGAGGAGTTCGCCGACGCGGTGGTCGAGGCGCCGGGGCCTACCCCCGCCCCGTCGCGCGCGGCACCCCCGCCCGCCGCCATCGCGCCGCCGGACCCGTCGGCGGGCGGCAGCGAAGAGCGGCTGACCACCGAGGAGCTGCGCCGCGCCTGCGCCCGCCTGGCCGAGGCGGAGGACCGCATGGGCTGGCCCGGCTGGTGGTGGGACGACGTCACCGTCGCCGATCACGCCGCGATCCGCCGCCTGTGGAACGCCGTCGCTGCCCAGGTGGCGCGCGACGCGGCCAATCCGCAGCCCACGTTCCGGGCGCAGCGCCGCGAGGCCCGCGCCTGGCTGACGGGCCACGCCCGCGACCGCGCCTTCGTGTGCGGCCTGATCGACCGCTACCCGCAAAAGTTTTCCACCGCCGCGCTGGCCTGGGCCGACGCGCAGGAGGGCGCGGGATGACCACGACCTGCAAAAGCTGCCACGCGCCCAAGCCCGACGACCGCTTCCGCGCCTGCCCCGACTGCCGGGCCGCGTGGCGCGCCTACAGCAAGGGCCGCGCCCGGAAGGGCGACACGACGATGCAGACCATCCGCATCAGCCGCGACGTGCTGGACGCCCTGCGGCCCGAGGCCAAGGCGCGCGGGATGACGGCCGCTGCGCTGGCCCGCGCCCTGCTGGCCACCATCGCCGAGGACGGCATGGTCGCGGCGATGGTGGATGACGGAGGCGAGGCGCGTGATGCAGGTTAATCGTTGGCTTGAAAACAAAAGTTTCGATCGGATCGACCACGCGTTGGGCCGACCGGTTAACCCGCTGCACAAGACATATCGGAATCACTACGCGACCGAAATGGGAGGCCCTCAAGCGCTGGAATTGGCCTCCGACCCCGCATGGCATATCGGCCTCCGGTCTGGCGACATGCTGTTCTTCTACGTGACCAAATACGGTCGGCACGCGCTGCACAGCCACCTGCGCGAAATCGGCGACCGCCACCGGATTTGGCACATCGAGTGGGATGGCATGCATCTGACGCAAATTGCTGAATCTCGCGGGAAGGCGATGTATCAAAAATGGCTCTCTGTTTCCGACACCTGTGACGTCAGTTTTGGCACGTTCGTTAAAGCGGCACGAGTGCATTCATGACCACCCTGCGCATCCTCGTCGGCTGCGAGACCCGCGGCATCGGCCGCCGCGCCTTTGCCGCCTTGGGTCATGACGTGTGGTCCTGCGATCTCGATCCGGCCGAGGATGGCAGCAACCGGCACATTGTCTGCGATATCCGGGGCGGCATCCTCGAATGGGGCTGGGACCTGCTGGCCTGCATGCACCCGCCCTGCACCCGGCTCTGCCGGTCGGGCGGGCGCTGGATGGCCGGGCCGGGCAGCACGCCGGGGGCATGGACGCCGCCCAAGACCCTGCCGCGCGGGCGCAGCTGGGACGACCTGCGCGCCGAGTTCGCGGAGGGTGTGTCGATCTTCACGGCCTGCTGGCGCGCGCCGATCCGGCGCGTCGCCATCGAGAACCCGGTCATGAACCACCTCGCCCGCGCCGCCATGCCGCCGGACCTGCCCGCGCGACTGCCGCGCAGCCCTACTGGTTCGGGGAGCCGGCCTACAAGGCCACGGGCTGGTATCTGCGCGGCCTGCCGGAGATGACCCCGACCGACTGCCTGCCCGAGCCGGAACGCGGCAGCGCAGAGTGGAAGCGCTGGAACGCGGTGCATCGCATGCCGCCCGGCCCCGAGCGCCAGCGCCTGCGCAGCCGGTCGTTTCCCGGAACGATGAACGCCGCCGCCCGCCAGTGGGCGGGGGACGCAGAGAGAGAAAGGAAAGAAGGATGACCGACGAATTTGATATCGACGGCGGGCTTTTCATGGATGTTCGACGCGCGACCGGGCCTCAATGGGTCCGCATCCAGCTGGCTGGCGTGCTGATCGAGCCGCACCCGGACGAAGGGGCCTACCTCGTCGCGACCGATGGCCGCGTGATGCTGGTGGCGCACGACAAGAGCGCCGTCGCGCCCCGTCCCGCAATCGTCATGCTGGACCTGACGGAGCAAGCCGACGAGCCAGAGATGGACGAGTGGGATGATCCGCTGTCGAAGGCAGACTTCGACGTGACCCGGTTAAGCTTCGCGCTGGATAAGGGCGCACCCTGCGTCGCAAATTTTCGCACGTCTTGGTGCTCGTATTGGCGGCGCGGCGTGATCGAGGAGGTGCTGCCTGCAAGCACTTTCCCCGACTGGCGCAAGGTGTTTGGCGGTGGCGGCCAGGTAAAGCGCCACCCAGCCGGTAAATACGATGACATCGCTCTTGACCCGTGCCTCCTGCACCGGATCAGCGGCGGTCGAGCTTTTCAGATGACCGCGCCCGAGGAAGACGGTGCGCCATTCCGGCCGCACTTCGATGATCGCCCCGACCTCGCGGGCCTGATCATGCCGAGATGGGCCAAAATAACGGCGCCCGCCTTCGAGGCCGAAATCATCGAGGCGCAGCAAGCGGAGGCGGGCAAATGACCACGTTGCAACACACCATCAGCGCCGCCATGGGCGATCTGACCTCGGCCCTCGCCATGGGCGATCTGGGCCGCATCGAAGACGCCATCACCGCATGGCGCGACGAGGCCGTAGAGGATGGCTTTGACGAGCGCGACGCCGACCTGATGGCCGATGTGGTGACAGACGCAATGCGGCAGGCGTTCGAGCGTCGGGCGGGTCAGCGCGCGGTGCGTATCACCTACGGCGACGGGAAGCGCCTCACGCTGTCATGGGATGCCAAGGGCGGCCTGAGCGACAAGGCTGGGAAGTGGATTTTCGACGCGCTCGACCGGGCGCAGCAATCGGAGGCGGAGGGGTGACTGACCATCTCGACGACCTCGCAGACCGGCTCAAGGCGCTCGGCGCGCCGGGAGATCATGGATACGACACCACTGCCGGGAAAGCGCTTTTCCTCGCGCACCAGATCATGGCCGAGGCATATGCCGCGCGGCACCACCTCACCCTCCCGCTCGACATGGAGGGCAAGCAGTGGCGCGTCGGCGAGTCCTGTGGCGAAGTCTTTGAGGACGAAGAGGAATACGACGGCCTGACCCTGACCGTCGAACTGCGCGGCTTCGACGAGGCCAAGGCAGTCTTGGCGGCGATCCTGGGCGAGGATGGCGAGTGATGCCCCGGCGAATCCAGATGACCCGTCAGCGCCCGTGGCGCCGCGACCACCCCGACGCGGTGATCGTCGCCCGCCCGACCCGGTGGGGAAATCCGTTCCGGGTCGCCGTGCACGGCGACGCCGCGACCTGCGTTGCCCGATACCGTCAGCTGGCCGGCGGCCTGATCTCGATGCTGCCGCCCATCCCCGTCCCACCCTACGACGAGCAGGCCGCGGCGCTGGATCACTTGCGCGCCCACCTGCCGGACCTGCGCGACCGTGACCTCGCCTGCTGGTGCGCGTTGGATGCGCCCTGCCACGCCGACGTGCTACTGGAGATGGCCAACGCCGAGGAGTGACCGCATGCCCGCGACCCGCGACTTTGCCCCACGGCTGATGCCCGCGCCACAGGCCGCGCATTACCTCGGGGTGTCGCCCTCCACGCTGCGCGCCCTGCCGATCCCGCGCCGCGCGCTGGGGGCAAAGCGGGTCTACGACAAGGCCGACCTTGACGCCTACGCCGACTCGCTGCCCTATGACGGGACAGATGGCGCGGCCCCGTCGACCGGCAGAGCGCCGAAACAGTGGCGGAGATGATCATGCGCGTGCAGCTGCCCGGCCTGCTGCGAGAGACCCACCGCAACGGCACGCCACGCTGGCGCGTCCGGGTGGAGGGCGACAAGACCCGGCGCATCGCGATCCCGGTCGGCCCCGGCCACCCCGATTTCCTGGATCACTACCACGCCGCGCGCGCCGGGGAGGCATGGGCACCCGGCCAGGCCACCGCCGTCGAGCGGTCGCTCGACTGGCTCTGCGTGCGCTACCTCGCCTACCTCGACAAGATGGTGCAGGCCGGGCAGATGTCGGCCGCCACGCTGCGCCAGCGCCGCAGCGTGCTGACCCGGCTTTGCGACCACCCTGACCCGGACGGCACCCGCTACGGCGACTGCGACATGGATGCGCCGCCCTCCGCCTTCCTGGCGGTGCGCGACGCCTGGGCGGACCGGCCGGGCGCGGCTGACAACTTGGTCAAGACCATCCGCGCGGTCTACGGCTGGGCGATGGAGCGCGGCGAGATCGACCACAACCCGGCGGCGGGCATCGGGATGATCAACCGCGCCCCGAAGGGCGGCGCCACGCCATGGACCGCCGACGACCTGCGCCGCTTCAAGGCGTGCCACCCGGCCGGCACGACGGCGCATCTGTGGCTGACGCTGCAGGCATTCACGGCCTGCCGGATCGGCGATGCGATCTGGCTGGGGCGTGACCACGAGGTCCGGCGGGGCGGCCGCCTCTACCTCGAATGGCAGCCGCGAAAAAAGGGGTCGGCTTTCGTCAGCATCCCGATGCTGGACCCGCTCTACCGCGCCACGCGCAGCGTCGACGTGATCGGGCCGACCTACCTGCTGGGCGCGCAGGGCCGCCCGTTTCGATCGGCCGAGAGCCTGCGCAACCGCGTCCGCAAATGGTGCGACGCGGCCGGCCTGCCGGAGCGCAGCTCGCACGGGATCCGCAAGGCGGTGGCCGAGATGATGGCCCAGGCAGGATGCTCTCAGCACCAGATCATGGCGGTGATGGCCCACACCCAGGCCAGGACCTCGGAGATCTACACCAAGGGCGTGCAGCGCCGCGCGCTGGCGGAGGACGGCATGGCGGCGCTGGCCAGGATCAAGTGGTAAGGTGTCCCGCAGCCCGGATTTGCGGGACACCTTGGCCTGCAAATAAAAGCGCAAATGCCAGTATTTTGATTCCAGGGTCGCCCACCAAATCCCCGTTTTTTCTAATGAAATCAAGGGGAAGGTGTCCCGCAGGTCGGGCGATATGCGGCATTGTGAATCAATGACTTAGGCGCCGAGTGTCCCGCAGGTCGGGGCTGTCGCCAGACCTGGAATCTCCTCAATGGACCCTGTCATCATCTCCTGCGCTGTCCTGCTCGCCGTCGATGGCGACACCGTCAAGTGCGACGGGGTCAACCTGCGGCCTATGGGCGATGGCGCGCCCTATGTCTCGGGGTTCGACGCGCCGGATCTGGGGTGGCGGGCGGACTGCCCGGCGGAGCACCGGCGCGCCATCCGTGCGCTCGCGCGCATGTCGGAGATGCTGCAGACACCCGGCCTGGTCGTGCTCGGGTCGGGCCAAAGCGACGTCTACGGCCGCCCGCTGGTCTGGCTCGCGCTGCCCGGCGGGCGCACGGTGGGGTCGGTGCTGATCGAGGAGGGGCTGGCGCGGGAGTGGCGGCCCAGCACGGCCGCAACCTGGTCGCTACGCTCTGGCGCGGCGAGGCCCCGGTCCTGACGGTGGCGGCCTGCCTCAAATCGCAGGCCGCGCCCCGGCTCTGGCGCGAGATGCACCAGACCGCCACGCCACCGCTGGAGGCCGATCAGGAGGCGCGCCCCGCCGCGCCGTGGATACTGTCGCGGATCGAGCCGGGCGCGACCCGGGAGGATGCGAGTTGGACCGGCGACTTTGGCAACACCCTCGGCCATGCGTGGATGGAGTATGTGCGATGACGCCCCTCGATGACCCCCGCCCCTTTGCCGAGGTGCTGCGCGACTGGATCGCGCGGCACGGGCTGACGGCCTACGCTGCGGCGCCTAGGCTCGGCACGACGCAAGCCAGCCTCGGCCGCTGGCTGCGCGGCGCGCCCTGCGTCCACGAGCGCGCCTATCGCGGGCTGATGACGCTGATCGACCGCGACGAGCCGCAAGGCGCCGCACGAAAAGACCCCGCCAGCGGGTGAGACTGGCGGGGCGAGTTGACAGGTCAGACAGACGACAGGCCGGATCGGCCCGCCGCGACATACCGGGAAGCGCCCGGCGCGCATCCCCCTACGGGGACTACATCGGCCAGCCGGCGCAGCGGGCCTCGACGCTCTCGACCCGGACGTCGACATGGCGCATCGAATGCAGCAGCGCCAGGTTGAGCGCCGCGTTGGCCTCTGCCTCGGCCTCGGCGGCGCACTCCTCTCGCACGGCGATCTCGGTCGGAACCTCGACCTCGCGGCACTCCACCTCGCCGCCCAGCGCCGCGCAGATCCGCACGAGGATGATCAACTCTCCGATCATTGCGCACCCTCCCCGGACAGCGCGGCGCCGAGGCGGCCAGCATGATCAGCCAGCGCCGCGTGCCGCTTGCCGCAATCGAGCAGATCCACCCGGTCGCGCGCCCAGCGCACCTCGACCTCGGCCTGTGTCAGCGCCCGGTCGGGCAGCGCCACCGGCGGGGAGCACGGCTCCGTCAGAGCGGCCCCCGGCGGGGCCACGTCGATCTCAGCGGATTTGATCGAGCCGCTGCACGCTGCCAGCGCCAAGAGCGCGGCGGTCAGCATCAGGGTCTTGCATCGCATCGAGGATCAGCCTCCTTTCGCGGGCGGTCAGGTCG